TGATGTGTAATATATGGACTGAAAGCAACGTAGCATGGATTCTACAAAGTGAATGGATGAAATGTCATAAAGATTTTGACTATTCTATTTTAGAAAATCAAGAATGTTGGGGCGGTTTAGACTTAGCATCAACAAGAGATTTATCCGCTTTTGTATTACTTTTCAATGTTGATGGAAAATTTATTATGCTTCCATTTATTTTTATTCCTGAAGAAAATGCAAAAAAAAGAAGTGATCGAGATAGGGTTGATTATGTAACATGGATTAAACAAGGACATGTAATTGCAACCGATGGAGATGTCGCTGATTATAATTTTATTAGAGCAAAGATAAATGAACTTAGTAAAAAATATAGAATAAAATCCATCTGTTATGATAGGTGGAACGCTTCTCAAATTGTAATTGATTTACAAAATGATGGGGCTAATCTTGATCCATTCGGACAAGGTTTTGTTTCAATGTCAATGCCGACTAAAACTTTGGAAGCTGAAATCTTAGCTCAAAATATAATTCATAATAACAACCCATGTGTCAATTGGTGTCTTTCAAATGTAATGATTCAAGAAGATCCCGCCGGAAATATAAAACCAAATAAAGGAAAATCGGTTGATCGTATTGATCCAATTGTTGCTTTGATCATGGCTTTTGGATCGTATTTTAGTGGCGAAGATTCAGATTCTGTTTATGATAAAAGAGGAATTTTAACTTTATAATATGGATTTAAAAATTATTGCTTTATTAACTCCCGATGGATTTGATCGAAAATTTTGGGATAATGCTTCAAAAACAAAAACTTATAAAGAAGCTTATGAACAAACAGAACAAGAATATCAAAAATATTTTTTAAAAAGAAAATATAGCGATTATAATTCATACAGAAATTGCCGAGATAAAAGAATAAAAAAGGCAACCAAGTTGCACAAAAAAAAATAAATATGTCCGTATCATTGTGAAAATTCTTAAGATTTGAGCATATTCGATACAATTAAAAATGTTTTTATTCCTAATAAAAAAGAGAATAAAAGCGAAGCCCGATCAATGACCTTTACAACGGCATATGGATCAGGCATGAGCGTAACACCAAAAACCGCTTTGACCTTTACTTCAGTTTGGGCTGCAATCAGATTGCTCTCTGAATCGGTTTCTTCTCTTCCTATTTCAGTATATAAAAGACAACCAAACGGAAATAATGTTGAAGCCCTTGATGATTCATTAACTACTTTATTAAAATACAAGCCAAATCAATATCAAAACAAAATAACATTTTTTGAAAAAATAATGATGGATTTGTGCGTTAATGGGAACTCATATGTTTACATAGAACGCAACAGAGCAACCCGCCCCGTTGCTTTATATCCAATGAATTATGATGATATTAATATTATTGAAAAAGATAGTTTAGTTTTTTATGAAGATAAAAATTCGGGCGATCTTCATGATGCTGATAATATTTTACATTTTACGGGATTAACAACAAACGGAATTAAAGGTTTAAGCCCGATTGATCAATGTGCAAAAGCAATTGGTTGGGGAATGGCGATTGAAGAGTATGGAAATACATTCTTTAAAAACGGAGCAAAACTTTCGGGAACGCTTTCAACCGATCGATCTCTTTCAGAAACCGCAATTGATAGATTGAGAAATTCATTCAATAATACATATTCTAAACTAAGCGGATCAAATCAAACCGCAATATTAGAAGAGGGATTAACATTCAAACCGATATCAATTTCCCCAGAACAAGCTCAGTTCTTAGCATCCCGCACCTTTTCAATTGAAGAAGTGTGTCGTATATGGAACATCCCTCCGCATATGCTTGGCGATCTTTCAAAGTCAAGTTTCAATAATATTGAAATGCAATCTCAAGAATTTGTTACTTATACTCTAATGCCTTATTTAACAAGGATAGAAATGGAGTTAAATCTCAAACTTGTTAAAACAAATGAAATTGGAAAAAAATTCGCTAAATTTAATGTAAGCGGATTGCTTAGAGGAAACGTAAAAGATCGAGCTGATTATTATAAAACCGCAATTGTTAATGGTTGGATGAGCATAAACGAAGTTAGAGCATTGGAAAATATGAACACAATTGATGATGGCGACAAACATTTTATGCAGCTCAATATGACAACAATTGAAAAAATCGGAGAGGATGCCGTCAATTAAATGCACAAACGGGAAATGGAAGTGGGGCGAATACGGGGAATGTATTTATGATACACAAGCCGAAGCGGATGATGATAATGCTGATTATTACAGAGATTTAGAAGATATTGATTTGACACCAACTCAAGCAATGATTGATGAAGCAACTCAGGGTTTGCAATGGAGAGAAGAGTTTGATCGAGGTGGAACTGAAGTTGGAGTTGCAACTGCAAACGCAATCATAAACAATGAAATAACAATTGAATTAGTTAAAAGAATGTATAGTTATTTTAAAAGACATGAAGTTGATAAACAAGCTGAGGGTTTTGAAAGTGATCAAGATGGTTTCCCATCTGCGGGGCGAATTGCTTGGGCTTTATGGTCAGGAGATGCGGGTTTTGAATTTGCAGAAAATAAAAGAAACGAAATACAAGAAGAAGAAGCTGAAGAAGAAAGAGCAAAAGTTGGAACAATTATATCTGATGGAATTGAACTTCCTTTATTTGATACTATTGAAGAAGCTGAAGCTGAAGCTGAAAGATTAGGGGGATTTGGTCATCATATACATACAGTTGATGGAGTTGAATATTTTATGCCTTTTGAATCTCATGAACAAGCAAAAGAATCTTTAAAACAAACAGAAGAAACTCAAACTGAAGATAATTCAGTTGTAAGAATTTGGAATAAAAAATTTGACAATAAAACTATGGAAAAAAGAATATTTAATATTGAATCAAGAGTTGAGAAAAATGAAGATGGAAAACAAATCGTTTTCGGACATGCTTCTGTTTATGATTCAAGATCGGAATTTATGGGATTTTATGAGTATATAGATAAAGGAGCATTTACTGATGATTTAATTAAGAGATCAGATGTTAGAGCTTTAATAAATCACGATCCTAATTTAGTCCTTGCTCGAAGTAAATTCGGAGAGGGAACTTTAACTTTAACTCCTGATGAAAAAGGATTAGCTTATGCATATGAACTTCCTGAAACTTCTTACGGGAAAGATTTAGGAATCAATTTAAAAAATGGAAATATAAGTCAAAGTTCTTTTGCTTTTTCTATTGCTAAAGATGGAGATTCTTGGAGTACAGATGAAGAGGGAAATGATATAAGAACAATCAAAAAAATTGATTATTTATACGATATTTCAAGCGTAACATATCCCGCATATTCTCAAGCCGAATCTGATTTAGTAGTTGCTCAAAGAGGATTGGCTTTATATAAAGAAAAACAAGAAAGAAAAAAAGAAGATATTGATTTAGTTGCAAGATCATTGGCTAAATTAAAAATCGAGTTGAAAAAAAGAAAAACTAATAATAACTAAATTTAAATTTTAATAACATGAAAAATTCAAAAGAATTGAAAGAAACTCGTTCTGAATTGATCGCAAAGCTTGAGGAAATCAAGTTAGTTGCAGAAAACGAAGAGCGTGATCTTTCTAAAGATGAAAACGAGCAAATGGATAATTTGCTTAAAGAATGTGATTCTTTAGATACTAAAATTGAAAGAGCTGAAAAAGTGGAAAAAGAAATCCGTTTAGCTGCTTCAGTTTCAGGATCAAAAATAATCACTAATAATACAGATAAAGAAGTTAGAAATTGGAGTTTATTTAAAGCGATAAACGAAGTAAGAAACGGAGGTTCTCTTACGGGTTTAGAAGCTGAATTACATCAAGAAGCTGAAAAAGAAGCAAGAAAAGGTTTACAAGGAATTGGAATCCCAACAATGCTAAAAGAAAAAAGAGCAATTGATCAAACTAACTCTGCAATCGCTCCAACTTCAATTGGTGCATACGTTGACAGTTTACAAGCTTCAGCACTTTATTCAAGAGTAGGAGTAAATGATTTAGGAACTGTTGCGGCTGATACTGTTCTTCCAATAGCGGGAGGATCAACTGTTGCTTGGACTGGTGAAGTTGCTGCCGCTTCTGATGGTGGTGCTAACTTTGGTAAAGTTACTTTAACTCCAAAAAGAATTTCAGGATATGCAAACATATCTAATGTTATTCTTGCTCAAAACGGAGCTTCTGCTGAAGCATCAGTTATGAGAGATATGGGGAGAAACATGGGAACTCAAATCGATGCTGCGATGTTTGGTTCATCAAACGTTGCTAATGCGCCGACGGCTATCGTTCAAACTGCGGGTACTTTAACATTTACAGAATCTACTGCGGGTGGTTCTACGGGTGCGGCTTCTGATATGTTAGAAGCAATCCAAACAATTGCTGATGATCATGGATTAGATGGAAACTTAGCGTTTGTAAATCAATGGGCTTTATATAATAACATTAAAACGGCTTCTCAAGTTGCTTCAGTATATCCTTTATATGTTGATGACAGATTAGCGGGATA